GGGCCTCATTAAAGTGAGGGCTGATTCAGAATTGCTTCAGGAATGGGATAAGCTTCAGTACAACATGGCTGGAACGGCTGAAGATAAGCGATTCGACAATCACCTTAGTGACGCGGCGCTCTATGCCTGGATGGAGTCTCGGCATTTCCTTTATGAGGAAAAAGCCAAGGCCCCTAAGTTCGGAACTGCTGAATATTACAAAAAACTCGAAGATGATATTGAAGAGCGATTACTAAGAGAGCAAGAAAAAGAAGGCGGCTTTGACGAGGAACTGTGGGGAACAGGGTACTCCAACGAAGATGCTTTTTATAATTAAAACAATCAGTTGCACTAAAGGAAGTTAGGCATGGCGCAGGATCCTAGAAAATTACGAAAGTTATTAGATATTTTAACGCAATTCGGAGTAACCAAATACGAGTCAGAAGAACTCAAGATAGAGATAGTTAATCCTGTCACTTTAGCGCAACGTCTGTACGGAACTGGCCAAGAACACGTAGTTTCGGTTGCAAATGAGGGCTTTTCTATGGATAATTACGATAAAGAGGGGGCAGCTGACATCGAAGAGGAACAAAGTAGTAAGCTAGTTGACTCTCCCGACGGCTATCTCGGCTATTCCGACAAAGAAATCTTAAATTGGAGCGCAGGTTAATCATGTATGGGATTTACGACGATGTGTTTTGGTGGCAAGCCAAGAAAGACCCGCATGTTCCGATAGAGAAGTATATCCGGGTCTTGCGTGACGAACAGAGCGAGTTTTATAGCGATTTAAGCACTTATGTAGGGCTTTATGGCGGAAAACCGCTAAATGCTGCCGATGATTCCTTTAAATATCGCAATAATCGACCAAGATTGACCTTTAATATTATCCACTCCCTCTGTCAGGCAGCTACCGCAAAGATAGCAAAACATCGGCCTGGAATCTCTTTTCTTACCTCTGGCGGTGATTGGTCACAGCAAAGAAAGGCTAAAAACCTTGATAAGTTTATGCAGGGGCAGATTTATTCAACAAAAGCCTACGCCACTGCCCAAAAAGCATTTCTGGATGCCTGCATTGTAGGGACAGGAGTAATCAAGGTTTTTATGGAGCATGGGAAAACTAAACTCGAACGGGTTCCCCTGATTGAGTTAACGCTTGATAGCGCGGAATCCCAGACTTCAGAGCCAAGGCAGATCTTCCAGACTAAAATGGTTTCCCGTCACGTCCTAGCTGCAAAATTTCCAGAGCATAAGCAGGAGATTCTAGATGCAGTCGAAGAAAAGGATGAGTATGAAGAACACGAGCACCGGTATTCTGACATGGTTAAATGCCATGAAGCTTGGCACCTTCCGTCTGGACCTGATTCTGCTGATGGTCGTCATATTATCTCCATCGCAACAGCAACTCTTCTCGATGAAGAGTATGAAAAAGACTATTTCCCATTTATATTTATCCGATGGACAGAATCCCCTATTTCATTCTGGGGCAACGGCCTTGCCCGAGAGGTTAAAGGAATTCAGGTAGAGATTAATAAGTTACTGGCCCAGATTCAACAGCAGATGCATCTTGGGACTCCAAAGGTCTTCATTGACGAGTCCAGTAAGATTGTCAATGCTCACTTGAATAATCGAGTCTTTGGCGCAATTCGATACAGAGGAAAGCCCCCTCAGTTCTTTGTTCCTCGAACTGTATCGGGGGAAATGTTTTCCCACCTCGACAGGTTGGTTAATCAGGCATTTGAGCAGACAGGAATTTCTCAGTTGTCGGCGCAAAGTAAGAAACCGGCTGGCCTTGATTCAGGACGTGCTCTTCGTGAATTTTCTGACATAGAATCTGAAAGATTTATGGTTGTTGGTCAGGCCTATGAGGGTGTTTTCATCGAGATTGCCCGACAATTGATCTCCTTGGTTAAGGATGCTGTTGCAGAGGGAGAAGAGTATTTGTCTATCAGCTTCTCTCCTAATTCGGGAGTGGAGCATATCAAGTGGAAAGAAGTGAATATGAAGGATGACCAATACGTGATGCGTATTCAGCCTATTGGGTCACTTCCCCAAACACCGGCAGCAAAGTTATCGAGCGTGACTGAGATGCACATGAATGGAATGTTCACTACCGAGGAGGCTCACCAGCTTCTTGAATTTCCAGACTTAGACAGAAGCAATAAGCTCAAAAATGCCCACATAGAACTAATCGACAAGATTATCGACGATATGATCGATAAAGGAAATTACACGCCTCCTGAGCCCTATTTCAATTTGGGGCTTGGGTTAGAGCGCGTTCAGCAGGCCTACAACTTAGGCAAACTTGAAGGAGTTCCTGAGTCAAGGTTAGAGCTTCTGCGTAGGTGGATGACTCAAGCCGTTTCGACTATGGACCTAGCAAAACCAGAACCACCTATGATGATGCCACCAGGGGAAGGGGCTATGCCTCCTGGTGCTCCGGCTGGAATGCCGCCGGGTATGCCTCCAGGTATGCCTCCCGGCCCTCCTCCTGAAGCGCCAATGGCAATGCCGCCAGCGGGGGCTCCGGCCTTACCGTTAGGCGGTCCTCCAGGGGCAGCACCTATGGGTGGGTTACCAAGCTAAGGAATTAAAATGTCAGAAGCAGCAGAATCAGTGGTGGAAGCACCAGAAGCAACAGCAGATGTAGAAATATCTTCAGAAGAAGTATCGTATGATAACGTGCTTCCTGATGATTTGCCGGAGTTCAATATTTACTCGGAGGAAGAATCGGAGGATTCTCAAGTTGAGGCAGCGGAGGAAACGCCCCAAGTAAAAGAAAAAAGTGAATCAGAGAATACTTGGAGCGCTAGGGTAAAGAAGGACCGGCAATTACGTTCAAGAGAGATCGCGCATAAAAAGAGAGAGCAACATCTTAGTGCTCGTGAGCAAAAAATAGCGGGGATGGAGAATCTAAGGCAAAGTCTTTTGGATGATCCCAACGCATTTCTTAAGTCTCAAGGGATTGATCCATTAGATTTTTATGCTGATTGGACAAATAGAATTGCATCTGGGAAGAATGAAGCTTCTCCCAGAATGCGATTGGATAGTACGGAAAAAGAATTAAGAGAATTAAAGAACGAGTTGGCAAGAAGAGATCAATACAATGCAGAATCTCATGCTGCTCAACAGCAGCAACAGATTATTAATCAGTATTATGGGGAGATTAATTCCTTTAGAGAGACTGCAACAGACTATCCGCTTACCCAAGAGCAATGTTCAACAGAGGATATTGCAGAAGGAATAGGCGCTTATTATAAACAAACCGGCATTGAGCTAGGTTTCGATGAAGCATTTACCAAAATAGAAGAAGGCTTAAGGGCGAAAGAAGATGAAATCTTTAGCAACCCTGCCATCATAGCAAAATTTAAAAAATTTCATGGATTAGACGCATCAAAGAAAATGGGCAGACGAACGCAAACAACATTGTCCAATAAATTAGGAACTCCAGTAACCAAAGCTCCTGCGGATGAAATGTCCGATGAGGAAATTTATGATTACTGGAAAGGAAAACTGTTCACTTAAATTAGAAAGGAATACTTGCTATGCCAAGTTTTAATTTATCGAACTTCGATGCGGCCATGAAACACATGTATCCGTATAAGAAGGTCGAAAATCTTGTTTACAAAAATAACCCTCTACTGGCGATGATCCCAAAGGAAACTAAGTTTCCAGGGAAGAACGCCACCTATGCCGTTGAATACGGACTTACTCCTGGCCGTAGTGCTAATTTTGCTACAGCCCAAGCCAATCGTGGCGGAACGCAGTTGCAAGAATTTGTTGTAACCCGCGTTAAGGATTATGCAGTTGTATCCGTAGACAACGAAACTCTTTTAGCTGCTGATGGTAATGAAGGTTCATTGCTTGATGTTGCTAAGGTTAAGACAGACTCAGCCCTACATGCGCTTTCTCGTGCAATGGGTCGAGATGTTTATGGCTCTGGTCATGGTGACATTGGGCAAATCAATAACTCAACAGCGGCGACAGGGACATCTATTACCCTGACCACTCTTTCTGATGCGGTTAACTTTGAAAAAGGAATGCGTATCGTCTGTGGTACCGCTACTGCTGGTTCTGCACTGAATAACAACGGCGCTTCTGTTGAAGTTACCGCAGTTAATCGGGACACCGGAGTTCTTACCATCTCTACGGCGATGGAAGCTGCATGGGGAACCATTAGTGGTCAGTTTCACCTTTATCCTGAAGGCGATGCTTCAAACAATGTTGCAAAGGTGAAGATTGCAGGGCTGGACGCTTGGCTTCCTGCTTCTGTTTCATCTACAGCATTTTTTGGTGTTGACCGTACCTCAGACGTAACTCGTCTTGGTGGTCAGCGGATTGCTTGGGCGAGTACCAATATCCGGGAGCAGTTAATTGATGCTGGTGTTCGGGTAGCTCGTGAAGGTGGTCGTCCTGATTCTGTATTCTTGAATCCTCTTGATTGGGCAGAATTGGCCAAAGATCTTGAGGGAACTACATTGATTGCTTCAGCGGCGTCACATAACCGTCGTCGCTATGGTCCTAAGGATACTGCTGCCGCCTTTGGTTTCTCCAGTCTCCAGTTGGCTACGCCTACAGGCATGGTTGACGTTTATGCAGATCACAACTGTCCTGAGAATGTTGCATACATGCTTCAAATGGACACTTGGAAATTTAAGAGTCTTGGGGCTGCTCCTCGAATCTTGGACTTCGATGGTCTTAAGGGTATTCGTGAAGCTAATTCGGATGGAGTTGAGTATCGGTGGGGTTACTATGGTAACATGCTTTGCACTGCTCCAGCCTTTAACTGCCGCGTTGCATTGGCATAGGAGGATTAAATGTCTAGTTTAAATGGGGGAAGCCCTAAGAATTTGATTATGGTTGCAGGATCGTTTCGCGATGACCTTGCAAACCAAAAAGGTCATGGTTACTCCGTAACTGTCTCAGGTGGTATTTATACAATTAAGCTTGATAAAGCTTATGACGGTCTTGTATCGGCTACTGCTTCAGTCCTGAATGCTAGTCCCGCTACTGGTGAGTCATTGATTGCGGTTGTTATCTCGTACTCTATCACTGATGGTACTGCTGGCGGAACTGTTGTTATTCAGACTGTTGATGATGCTGGTAATCCTGAGACTACTATGACTAATGACGCTGAGATCCATTTCTGTATTGTCCTTGAAGAGGATACTGCTGTTTATGGATATGATGCAGTTTAAATAATTCTGTGGGGGGCTTCGGCCCCCTGCTTTATTTTCGGAGAAGCTTATGGCTAAAAAAGGTAAAAACGTATTAGCAATTATGCTTGGCGGTAAGGGTGGTAAGCCTCCAAAAAAGGAAGCGCCAGAAGATGATTACGAAGATGATTACGAAGAAGAAGCGGAAGATTCTGGCTACAGCGAGGCATTTTCGGAATCTGCTGAAGCGGCGTTTGAGGCGGTTGGCGCGGGAGATAGTGAAGGCTTTGGGGTGGCATTAAAGGATGCGATCCTAACTTGCCTGGAAGAGCATGGGGATGAGTAATGCCTGATTATGCGAAGCTAGAATTAAAAGGTGTTTACTCAACTGTTTCGGACTATAGCACTCCGCGAACAAAGTTTAAGCCTGCATCTTACACGGTTACTCCTGACGAGTATTTCCATTGCGAGGTTCAAGCGAATATTTCTTCGGATACTCCAGGGCATACGACAATAGATACCTCTATATTGGCTTCTGCTACGTTACTTGTAATTAAAAATAAAGACGCAACCAACTACGTCACGGCAACATTTGATTGCGCCGGGATGGGAAGCACTGACACTAGCGTAAGAATTCATGCTGGTGGGTTTTTTGTTACAACTGATTTCACCCCAGGGGAAAAGCTTAAGCTAGTCGCCAACTCAGCGGTGGTTGAGTGCGAAGTATTTGTAGTTGGGACGTAATGGCTGATAAATTCAAGGTTGAAGTCTATGGGACATTTTCAGAAAACTCTGATTATTCAGATCCGGGTACTGAGCTTATCCCCGAGGCTTACGGCTTAGAGTATGATGAATTTATTCAGATGATGGTAGAAGGTGAAGTTTCGGTAGGGACTGATATTGATACAAGTATTTTTAACAGTATCTCCTTATTGATTGTGAAGAATACGGACACTGGGGCCGGAAGAGTTGGGCAGGTAACGGTAGCCAACGCTACTCATACAGATCCTTCTAGCGGCGCAGGATTCGTGAGCCTCATTCATCCTGGCGGAATATTTGTTACAACAGATGTAACTCCTTCCGGCAAGGTAAATGTTGGGCGTCAGTTTGGTGAGCCCGGACCTCCGGTGATGTTTGAAGTTACTATAATTGGCTCATAGGGGAAACGAATGGCAACGGATTTATCGACACTAAGAAGCAGGGCGAGAATTAGGGCCGATGCTGTTGGCAATAACTTCTTTTCCGATTCTGAGATTGATCGTTATATCAATGTCGGTCTTGGTGAGCTGCATGACATCCTCGTTCAAAAATTTGAGGATTACTATGTCACCTCTAGGGAGTTCAATCTTGTTGGCGGCCAGACTACATATACCTTTGACGAGCTGGGAATTAGAAATTTCTACAAGTGTTTAGGTGTGGATGCTACTGATTCTGGTGAAACAATTAGGATCCGTCGATTCTCATTCGCAGAACGAGACAGATACACTGCAACTGCGATCACTGGTCGCGGTGGCTACACGGATTACCAGTATCAAATTAGAGGGGATGGCCTTGAATTCATTCCTGAGCCAAATACAACTTCAACTATTAAGCTTTGGTATATTCCTGCATTCTCAGACCTTGAAGAAGACGATGACGAGATTAATAGTTTCATCATGTCAAACTGGGAAGAGTATGCAGTCATTACTGCTGTTTATAAGATGAAGGAAAAAGAGGAGCTTAGTACCACTGTTATTGAGCGAGAGCTTGAAGCAATTAGAGTGAGAATAGCGGAAGCAGCAGCAAACAGAGATGCCGGTGAACCTGGAGGTATTTCTGACGAGCTAACGGGCACACGCTCTGGTTGGTTGAGAGCTTTTGAATGAAACGGTTTGATGCTTCTTTTGGATCCAATGATGAGGTGAATAGGGCACAGTCCACACTTCAAGAGTCAATAGGTATTCTTAGGGATAAGGATATTATTGATGGAAAACTTATTGTCATTGATGTCCCGAGCGGAACTACGGTAGCAGCAGGTCATGGGCTAGGTCGAAAATTCAAAGGTGCCTTCCCTGTCTTGATTAGGAATAAGAAAACAGGGGTTATCCAGACTTTTGATCATTTTGTTCCTCAAGCAAGTAGTGATGAATCACTTTATTACAACTTGAGCATACTAGGTGGTAACGAATTAACTGTTTCACTTTGGATATTCTAAATGCCATTAAGAAAACAAAAGGCGAGTATCAAATTCATGAGTGGTTTACAGGGCAAGGTAGACCATAAGGTAATGCCCCAAGAGCATTTGGTTACTCTTGAGAATGGGCGATTCGATAAGATAGGTGCGATAAATAAAAGGCGTGGCTGGACAATTGTAGACCAAGCAAGTGGTGACTTAATTGATTATAAAGGGTCACTCGTTTCAAGAAATATAGAGAGAAGCGATAGGTCTGGAACTGGTGTGCTTCATTCTGGGACGGTCTTTGCTCATGGTTCTCAAAAGTTTATAGGCGATAAAGGCTATTCTGATGGAATAGACTATACGATGACTCCTGTCTCAAAGGGATCTGAATACCGCCAAGAGGATGCTAATACTGCATTTAGCTCTGATGGCAAATGGGCTTGCGTAACCTTTGTTGATGTATCTTGGGATTTAGCCAACAATAAAGCCGTCTACACTAAGAGATTATCCATTGTTGATAGGGAAACAAATGCTCTTGTTGCCTCAGACCTCAAAGTAGGAACAGCGGTAAATAGCGGAAACAATGGGCGTCGAATGCGCCCCCTGTGGCTCGATAGCAAGTTTTATATTTTTGGTGAAGACGAGAAGGCTTTGAAGTTTTGGATTATTGATCCAACCGAAGCTAGTCCATCTCTAAAAAATGCGGCTAGTGCTGCCTCCGAAGGAGGAACAACGCTTCTTGCCCCTGGTTCCAGTAGCGGATACCCATTGGATGTAGATAGCGACTACGTTACTACTGAGGCAAGCTTTGATGTGTGCAATGCCTCTACTGGCAGATATGCACATGTTTGGACATCTAGGAAGACCTCTGCAACACACGAAATGTGCTGGTATGTTCTTGATACCGATAATCATTCATTCTCAATAAAGTACACGAGAAATTTATCAGGAGCGTTGGAGGATATCAGCGGAGCCAGTGCCCATCTTAAAGTACACAGAGCCGGAGTTACTGGAACTCACGCAAACAAGTTAGCCTTTTATGGGCAAGACGGTGTAGCAGTATTTATAGACACCGCCCCTGAAAGCGTTGATACCTCTGATGCGTCTTCATCAGTTGTGCTAAAGGTTAGTTTTAGCATTGGGGTAAATATTGCTCGTTGCGTCTTGAGAGATTCTATTAATCCTTGGTACGGAACAGACCAGGACGTTCAGGCATTTATAGAGTATGGGCAGGGATCTCCATCAGGAACTTCAGGCCAGTTTGCACTTCTTCAGTGGACAATGATCCACAGCGGGACAACCTCTGGAGATTATAATGTTAAGATACTAAGCTCAAGGGCGAGGCTGGCGTTTGGCATGGGAAGAGGACCATGCACACTTGGGTATTATCATGATGACAACTCAACGGCTAACACCGACACCTCTGAAGCTCCGATAAATACAATCTCATTATGCGAGACAGATACAAATGATTATTCAAAGAGATACAGCCGAAACGTAACGAATAATGCGAACAACCCCTCAAATATGTTTTCAGGCTATAGCCTTGTTCAGCACTATACGCAGTCAACATCCAATGAAAAGCTCACGGTTACGTTTGATCCTCCTTTGATTGTTGCATCGGAATTCTCGTTTCATCAGGTTGCCGGTACTAGTCTTGAATATGCGCATAACGGCGGAAGCCTTACGAGCACAGGCTCTACCAGTAGCACCGAGATCTCTGTCTCCTTTACAGGCGAATTATCAAAGCTCGAGTTTTTTAAGTCTGGCGGACAAATAAGTATCTATGGAATTGAGGTTGATACCGTTCTTCTTGTTGATGCCGTTCTTCCCTTGTGGGAAAGAGATAATCTCCCTGTGTCAACATTCGTTCCAGACTGGATACCAGATACAGTACAGACAGCATCCGTTACAGGGGCTTCGGCTCACCTGAATGGAACAGGGGTATCAATGCCCATTGGTCACTCTTTTGACCGATTTGGTACTGCTGGAGACTTGATCTTAAACTCGACGACGCATTTGTTTGACTTCAGAAGATACAATGAAGAGCGGATTGATATTCCTTCGCCAAGCAGGTCTATGCTTCATGATATTTTGTATGTGGCAGATAAGGGGCTGTTTCAATACGATGGTGAGAAGTTCTACACCGTTGGTTTTTTAGATAGACCGATGATTGGGGCAACCATTGTTGCTTCTTCGGGAAATCTTAGCAATGGAGTGTATTACTATAAGGCTGTTTACGAATGGGTTGATGCTCAAGGGAACCTCCACCAGAGCGAGCCTTCTGATGCTGTGACGGTTACATCTGACTCAACCCCGAAGAATCAGACAACCATAGACATAGCTGACTTGGATATTTTCTCAATCGCAGGCATAGAGTATAGACAGGATACTCGTGTCGCCATCTACAGAACTCAGGTTAATGGCTCTATCTATAATCATATAGCAACAATGCCATTAGGCATTCAGACAACTCCGCCATCGGGAGTTAGTTCTGGGCTCTTGACCTTTACGGATAATATTTCCGATGCCGTAGCTGCGACAGGAAAGTTTCTCTACACGGATGGCGGGGAGCTATCGAACAAGCAGCCTCCATACTCTGCAAGATATGTTGTTGCTCACAGAGATAGACTCTTTGTGATTGGAAAGAATGACGTTATCCACTACTCCAAACTTGCTCGCGATGGATTTGGTATTGGGTTTAACGAGGGGCTCTATATAAAAACCCCTGATAATATTTCAGACCCACCCAATGCTCTTGGAAGTATGGATGGGAATTTATTTATCTTTACAGAGCGCTCTATATTCATTGTTGCTGGAGAAGGCCCTGACAATCTAGGGGCTAGCGGCTTCTACGACACAAAACGAGTCCCTAGTCCTGTTGGGGCTATGCGTGGTTCCCCTGTTAAGCTTACTGCCCAAGGGCTTATATTCGTGTCTAAAAATAAGACAGGGTGCAAGATCTGGCTTCTTGCTAGGAATATGCAAGTCCAATATATCGGAGCAGCAGTAGAAGAGGTTCTTAATCCAACCGGCGGCAACCCCTATATTGTTCGAGATATCGTCAGTGACCCAAAACAAGACTTACTCTTGTTTCTTCTTTCGCAGGTTAGCGGAACTCCATCCAAGGTTAAGATGCTCACCTACAACCAAACAACAAACCAATGGGGTGTTGATATTGTTGAAGGCACCTATGGCTCTGGGGCTGGTGGCTCAATAGCTCTGACTAGCATAGCTGGCGATAAGCAGATGTACATGGGGATAAAAGAGGCAACCTCTCAAGATCCTATCACCTATGGCCAGGCAGAAACTTATGCTGATGATGGCGAGTATATCCCTCTTAAAGTTAAGACTGCCTGGATTAATCTTGCGGGCATTCAGTCTTACCAGAGAGCCTATGCTTTCCATGTCCTTGGTGAGTCCAAGGATGCAGTTACGCTAACCGTCAATGTTTATTATGACTATGACTCAACAACTCTACCGGCTACAAATACATATACATTTTCTGCCGGAAGCGCCGGAGAACTCCAGTTCAGAGGGCTCCTGTCAAAACAAAAGTGCCAAGCTATTCAATTTGAAATTGTTGATTCAGATAATAGTGGCAGCACTGATAGTGGATATACTTTATCGGAGATAGCGCTTGAGCTTGGCTTGAAGTCTGATGGCTATCGAGACTCACATGCAAAGCTAGCCAGTACCTCAACGATAGGCTCTAACAGCTAGGAGACAGTTATGCTACCTAAACGAAATATGGCACCAAATAGAGATCCAAACGCTTTTGGGGGAGCTTATAAAGCAGATAGACCTGTTCCCAAAGGCGCTGACCCTCATGACCCGTCTGAAAGAGAGACTGCTCCTGCCCTGAAGCCCGTGTCGCCAGCGCCTAAATGGTATGTAGAGGATCCTAAATCAGGAGCCGCAGGAAGAGAGGCGCAGATAGGGAAATTGCAGGGAGGCGGGGAAGGTACACGTTGGGGTGTAGGAAGGCCAGAAACTCAGGGGTCTCAATTTGAGTCCGCGACTGTTGGTGATTCCGCTCAAATCGGTGGTCCCGGCGTAACGACACTACAAAGCATGGCCGCTGGCGATGTTGCTGCCGGAGTTAAACGGCAAGAAGAAAAAGGTCTTCAGAATATTCTAGCAATGAAAGCCGGTGCTCGGCAGGATGCAGGTCTTGCACATAGATCTGCATCAACAGCAGCAGCGGGCCTAGGAGCAGAAACAGCAAGCGCCGCTGGTCAATTGCAGTTCCAGGCAGCCCAAGCGGAAGCTGGACTTGAAGAATCCGGAGCAGGTCGCCAGGACTCGATTACTCAACTCCAGGCTAATCTTCAACAGCAAACAAATATGACTAATGCTCAAATGGAGCAACAGAACGCTCAATTCAATGCGGAAATTGATGCTCAGTTGGCGATGGAGAGAGATAAGAGAATTAATGAGCTTCTTCAGCAAGGAACAAGCGTTGAGGTCGCTACTCTGCAAGTCGAAGCAGAGATGGAAAAGGCTAGGGCTCAGTTAGAATATCAAAAATGGGCAGACCTTCTAAACAGACGAACTCAGATTGATGTATCTGAGCTTGAGAATGAGGCATGGTACGAGGACTACAACGTAGAGACAGGCGAATCGGAACCGGCGGCTTGGCTCGGTGATGGTGATGATTCCACTCCGACAGAAACAGACCCTATTGAAGAGGCGCATGGTGATCCTGCTGCTGATGCTGCGGGAATGCAACCAGCAGATCCGGCAGCCTATAATGATGGTGGTATTGTGCCAGGCCGGGGGAATACAGATACTCAGCCCGCTATGCTTACCCCCGGAGAGCTAGTTATCCCTAAAGAATTAACTCGTCAGCTTTTAGAGGTAGTTGCCCGAGATACTTCTGAAGCCCAAGGCCATTATCAGCAAGGTGGAAGAGTTTCTGACACGCCTTGGTATCCTGGAAAGCTTCCTGAATACGATGAAACTGGATTGCTAATTCGTGAGCAGCCCTCTCCAGCCAGAAAGCCATTGGGCCTAGCTCCAAGACAACCCGCAGGTTCCACAGCAGGGATTGCTGAACTAGTAGAGAATCCTGCCTTTTTCAAAAGAACTCCCAAATACGGGCCAACAGATTTAAATGACCCTGACTTCCATAAAGGCCATGCCCAAAGGAAACAGGCGGCAGCATCAGGCCAGTTTACGACTGGCAATTTGCCGGACCCTGGAGATAATGACTTCTTTGCAGCGCTTTCGCACCACGCCCAGTACCCTAACGAGCCAACCACTTGGCTTGGGAAGCTAGGCGAGAGCTTGGGGCAGGCCTATAGAGATGGACCTTCTATGGGTGTTGGTAGAGGGCTTAACTCGCAAGAGAAGTATCGTCGATTTCAAAAAGCACAAGAAAGGGCAGGGGAACCCGGTTTTCCTGAGAAGACCTATGGCGTGTCGCCGACAAGCGGGGATACGTTTGATATCTATCCAAAAGAGGGCACCGAAGACTCGGGGATGCCACCGCTTCCTCCGCTTGTGCCATTGACTCCTCCGCTGGCTAGCTTCGATCCTGGTCCTGAAGCGAAAATGAGCGCCGCCAAAACTATGGATGAATCCGATGCCGTAAGAAAGGGAATTGGATACGCTCAAGTTGCTGGCAAAATGTCTGGAGGAAATAAGGAGCGAAAAGAAGCAATAAAGGGCCTTGTGAAGAAAGAGGCTCAAGAGAAAGTGACCGAAGAGGTCGGAGAGAAGCTTGGTGAAAAAGCCAGCGAGAAATTCTCTACGGGTGCAAAGGCTATCAATATCCTGAAGCAAGAAGGCACAGAAGGAAAGATTTATGGGGCAAGGAAGCTTGCTGCTGATCTGGGCGGAAAATATATCGCAACTGCCACTGGTATTCCAGTTGCCGCACCAGCCATTTCTGCCGGATTAAGCTTTCTTGATGATAAGCTCTTGGGAACGCCAAAAGGGAAAAGATCTAGAGTTAAAGTGCCAGGAAGAGGTATTGGACAAGCTCCTGTTTTTGCGAACAAGGGTGGGGTTGTTGGGGGTATCGAAGCCCTCTATGACCGGCTGCAATATCCGTCTTCGCAGTCAACGGGCGGTTCTTTGGGCAGTGCGGCAAATGCGCTATACTCTCTCGGTGCTCGAATAGGGAAAGGGAATAAGTGATGGTAGCGGAACGATCACCTTTATACTCCGAAGACGAGGAAAGTCCTCTCACCTATAATGCTGATACAGGTGAGTGGACCATTAGACGACCAGATTCAGTCTCAGAGTCTTATGGTCTGGATAGCAGCGCACCTCTTCGCACTGCCTTGTCTAGGGATGAGCTGCAATCACGCCTTGGTACTCTCGACTATTCTGAACAATCTCCTTTTGAGCTTGAAGACATGCCTTACAAGGATCCTTTCGACTGGGAAGGCTTCGCAGCTAAAGGTGCCGCAGAAGAAGGTTATGACCCTGGCGTATGGAATGAAAAGAAAGAGTCTTACGATCCTAACGTCTGGGATGCAGGTCCTTTTGCGGGAGAGGCCTCAGTCAGAAAAAGAGAGCCCGAAGAGCAAGAGTGGTATATTTACAACCTTTCAAAGCATCTCGCCGATGGCAATGCTCCGGAGGAGTTTAAGTTTGGCGATCAGGTATCGCCTACTTCCGACGAAATCAAAGCAGCCCAAGCGAAGCTTGCGGTAAAACAAATCGGAGAAAAAGGGGAAGCTCTTCCGCCTGTAGATACACCATCAGGGCAACCACAGATACAGAGAGTTCCAGGGAGATCTTATATCGGATCTGCCCCAAAGCAGACGTCATTCGGGCCTTCGCCTAAAATGCCTCCAGAATCAAGAATTAAGTCGGGAGAGTGGCTTGGCAAGGCTGCGGAAGGCGTTAAGGAGTTTTTTACCGAGCGACCAGCAGGGATTCCCGGCAGAAAGGTTGATTGGACCTCTACTATGCCGACCGAGGATGGCACGGGCAGAACTTGGCCTGCGCTGGCACCCGCCCAAGAGTGGCCCGAAGAGAAAAGTGTTGAACAGATCATGGCAGAGCAGGAAGAGGCTGCGTGGGCAGGCGGCCCTCCCGACCTGTCCGAAGAAGACATGAACAAACTTCTGGCTTCTCAGAGCTCGGAACTGACTCCTCCTCCAAGCATTGCTTTGCCTGATGACCCTGCTCCTCCGCCAGAAGACACAGAAGACTCTGCTGAGAATCTATTCGCATACGGAAGAACCGTTAGTAGCGGAAAATACGACAAACAATATAGCGTTCTTGATTCCCCGAACCAGCCTGCTGCTTGGGCCGGGTATGATTTGCAGATAGCTAGTCAGCTAGCTCCAGAACTAAAGGATAGAAGTCCTCAAGGTGGAGTTCAGTTTACTGATTTTGGCGCAAGACCACTAGAGAAGCAGATGGAGGCCCATCCTGATTGGACCGAAGAAAGAGCCAAGAAAGGGAAGCATGTTTCTGCAAGCGCTATTGATATTGATACCCAGAAGCAAGGAAAGGATTCTCCTGAGTTTAAGTGGATGCAGAAGAATGCTTATCATTTCTGCTACTATTGGCCAGCCGTAAAGGACGGCGACGGAAACATTGAATACCATCATTGGGAGCATGATTGCTCTGCGTCAAAGCGACAGGCAAAAGCATGGGGGCTTGACGAATCACTCACCGGCTCCAAGGCAGTATCTCAAGACAAGTATGCCAAGGGAACCCTTCAGGCTGGAGTTGACGCAGCAAGGCGTCCCGAAAAAAGAGGCCCTGACTTCTCCCTAATGAGCCCGGTTGAGCGTGGAGAGGTGCTCCCATCAGAGGTTCCTTCCAATACTGTTTGGGCACCGGGGAGTGGAAAGTATATTACACTCAACCCGAAT